GTGAAATATCTCTCTACCCTCTTCAAGTGAAATGTAATCTGTAGGGTTAATTGCCCCTAGTAAAGACACTGGAGGCTTAGTGTAAAACACTAAATCACTAGCATTTATGCCTTTTTCATTTTTTAATATTTTTCTCAATACCTTTAAAAACATATTTTGAGGTTCTTTTACAACTGTACTCATAATAATATCATAAGCAGTAAGTATCTGTTGATTGTTTCCTAATTGCCCCGCAACTTGAATCCCACATAAAGCCGGATTCCATCTGTGTGAAGATATTATATTATCATTAGTAATTTTCTGTAGTTCCATAAAAGAACCATCACTTGTATCACTAATTATATTAACATTTGTAGCATCTCCATCACCATTTTTAGCAATGAATAATATCTTTGAGTTATCTCCTGCTCCTGTTAGTTTTTCTACAGCATCATCTATAAAATCTTGTGCCTCATCTTCACCCATATCAGCGTTTAACTCAATAATTGCACTAGGCATAAATCCATTTTTAAAGCGAGTCAAATTATAGACTCCTATCTGATTTGCTATACGAATATGATCCAAAGCTGCACAGTAATCTGGCATCCCATAATAGTAATAGGTACTCTCATAATCAGTAAAATGAATCATTGTTCTATAAACACCTCCATTATCTTCTTTTTTAAAATCAGGATAAATAGGAACCTTCCTTATATCTTCAGGAGTTCTTTTTACATTCTCCCAATCTGGGTGTAATAATATATGTTTACCTTTATTATGAACCCTAGCTGTCGTGCCATCTTGATGGAAAAAATTGAGATACCCCTGCCCTACAACAACCTCCATATAACCATTCCCTAATTTCCAATAATCAGACAATACTTTTCTAGCTACATCATCCATAGACTCTCCGTAAACATTAACATCTTCTAAAAAGGATGCGAGGGCATTATTATTAGTCCTTAACCCTTCTCCTATAGTAAATGTAATTTTAGTGCTTAATATAGCCCTATGTGTTGAGGCAGATCTTGAAAGCTCTGCTAATTCCTGTGGGAATAAATTATCTATACCAAAAGGAATCCAATCGTGCTTACCCACAGTATGAGGGGTAGGCTCTTTTGGAACTTCTTTAGGTACATCTTTAGAAAAAGAATATCCTAATATCTTAGGACTCTTCTTCGTTTGGTTCGGTGATTGTGCTTGTTGGTTCCTCTGCTTTCGGCTCATCTATTTTGACTTTTTTCTTTTTAGTTTTTGCTTTTGGTTTTGGTGTTGGCGGTGCAACTTCTTCCACCTCATCCCCTATTAAAGAAACATAAGGTTTCCCTGCCCCATATAAAATGCTTAAAAGTTTATCACTAAGCCGATTTCCAGTATTAGAATTAAAACCAATGCTTATAGTTTTTCCAAAGCACTCTACAGCATCATTATCATTATCAAGAAAATACTCTTTGTGAAATTTATATTTCATAATTTTTTTTCAAAGTTATAAAAAAATATAAGAAAAGGGGTTTAATCCCCTCTTCTTATAAAATTAATTTACCAATTATGGTGCTGCAACATAAGCAGTTATCCAAGCATCAGTACAAACTGTTGTACCAGATCCTTGCCATAACTGTATATTGTCATGTAGAGTTACATTAGATTGAGTAGTATTAGTGCTATTCACAATAATCATAATCTCTCTTGGATATTCAGCGTGAACTCCAGCTAATTTAACAGCCGTTCCATTCGCATCCTGTAACCCAACTCCAGTAGCTTGTTCCCCTGATGCAAATTCCAAGTATGCTTTCTTCTCAAATACTTTGTCGTACCCTAGTACAAAGAAGTAAGTTTCTGGAACTACCGCATCACAGTCATCCGCGTAAGTTTCACATATAGCGTAAACCCCACAAGACTCAGTTAATTCTCTAAGTCTTGAGTTGATTTCTTCAGTGATTTTTGGTATATAAAATTCTAATTCAATGTTTACCAGTGTTGAACCGTTCTCTCTTGTAGCGTTTGCAGTGAAACCAGCTGTGCCTCTATCAAATTCAAACTCGTACCAAGTTGCTCCTGGAAAATCAATAAACTCACCTCCGTGAGCATCATTTCCAGGGCCATCTCCTGCATCAGCATATACTATTGTTCCAGTTATGCCTCCTTGTTCCATTAGCCAAATTCGTTTAAGTCCACCTCTTCGGTTTCTATCGCAACATTCTATACAATGTCCTTGTGTTAATGCCATGTTTTCTTATTTTTTTAAAGGTTATTATTCAGTTATCGTTGCACAAAGTGAAGTGTCTTTCAAAGCACATCCGAATGAATAATTCATTCTAAATCTGTTTTCTTTACAATCTCTATTATACCACATATCTACATCTTGTATATCCCAGTCAGTTCCAATTGCAACCGCATCTTTTGCAAGTAACATTACAGCTTTACCAGCAGTAACAGCACTTGGTGCAGCAGAAGGTAAAGTTGCTCCGTATTGAGCAATGTTTACATCCCAGTCAGGCTTAACAATCATTGGAATACCATTGTATTGCAAGTTGTTAATTCCTCCCTGTAAGTCTGCATAAGCAGAAGTATGCCCTTGACCTGAAACTACTAATTCAGCTCTATAGTCATCAGCAAATTCTCTTGAAACGAACATTACCTGCTCTGAAGCAGCTAATTCGTTAGTTCTTGCAACCATTAAAGATGCTAAGTCAGTGATCGCTACACCTGTAGATGCAACTTGCTGACCAGCAGCGATACCATTACAAGCATCCCAGATACCATCAGTTAATGCTTGAGTACCAGCTCCAAGAGTTTTGTCGCCAAACCAAAGTAGTGTAGAGAAATCTCTTGAGATACCACCCATTAACATTTGAGAAACTATTTCCATTAATAAAGTTCCTGTTAGGTCATTTCTTGAAATTCCTTTCTTCATTAAAGAAGATTTAATATGATTATATAATGAGAACGCAGATTGTTTATGTTCAACTTCTAATCTATCTAAAGATAAAGTTACATTTACATTATTCTCAGTATCAGTTTCATCTGCCGCAAAACAAGCTAAAGTTTGTGCTTTAGTAATGTCTTTGATAGCATTGTATTTGTCCAGCACGATTGATGTACCGCTAATATCGGTCATTACATCAAACCAGTCTAATTCATTATTAGAAACAAAAAGTGGTTGAAGAAAGTATCTTCTTGCATCTTCTTGGCTCCAAGTCAAACTAGTGTTAATTATTTCAGCCATTTTTTTTAATTTTTAAAGTGTAAGTTATTATTTGCAGCAAGAGTGTTTGAGATTGCAGTCCAAGGATCAACAACCTTAACTTCAGGAGTTGGGTTTGGATCTTTACTCGGTACAACATCACTCGGCATACCTTCTTGTTTAGCCTCTTTAGTTTTGTAACTGTCTAGCTCTTCAGTTAGTGTAGCTATGTAACCATCCTTGTCAGCGATTATTCCGTTTAATTCAACTACAGCATTATTAGATTCTTTAATAGAACCCTCTAAAGCTGACATTTTTTCAACAACCTCATCATTATCAAGAATTTTTACTTCTTTTGCCTCTGGTGTTTTGTTAAACATTTCAGAAATAAAAGTTTTCAAATTTTCAAATTCTTTTTCCATTTGATTTTCTTTTTTATTATTATTAAATAAGTTATTTACAAGAACCTTATTCTTGTAATCGTACTTGGTGATGTCAAATTTAGCAGCCATCTTAATAGGAGCTTCAATAGAGCCTATAAAACCAGCCTCTACTGCCTCAGAACTATTAAACCAAGTTTCTTCATCCATCCAGGCACGAATCTGCTCTTCTTTTTGTCCACTTTTTGACACATATATATTAACTAGCCTCTCACCCATTTTATCCATTAGGTCAGCAGCTTTGCGTAAATCATCCGAATCTCCTACTTCTCCTCCCCAAACATTGTGTATCATATAGAGTGAGTTTTCACTCATAACTACTTCATCAGCAGCAAGTGCAATAACACTAGCCATAGATGCAGCAATCCCTTCAATACGAGAAGTAACCTTTTGTGGTAGTCTGCTTACAGCATCATAGATAGCCAAACCATCTATAACAGAACCCCCAGGCGAATTTATCCTTAACAGAACAGATGTGTCTTTGGGTAGATTTTTAACATCCTCAATAAAAGACTTGGCATCTACCCCATACATACCAATCTCATCATAAATCATTACCTCAGTAATATTACTTTCGGCAACATTTTTTATATTATACCAATTCATAAGAGCAATATAAGTCTTTATATTTTAAACAGTTTGGAAATTAATGGAATAAAAAAACATTTTCTTAAAATAATTTGGATATTAAATTTATTGTTCGTTACATTGTAATTCAATTAATAACTTAATTATGGATTTCACAACAAAACTTTCAGGATCAGATGTTTCAGTTTTTAACATTGCAACAGACAACCACGATTTTGAATCAAACCTTACTATAGAGTGGGAATTTTACACAGAAATGAGGGAATGGGGAGTTAAGGATGTGGGTGTTTATGCCACTAAAGTATATGGGGAAATAGAAGTTAATTATTGGGGAGAAGAAGAAGGGGATAAGATTGAAACACAAGAAATAACATCTGATGCAAAGGGATGGGAATTAGATACACAAAGTGATATTGAGTGGGGAAATTGTATATGCCCTCAAGATGTAGAAGTTGATTTTAAAACTAAAACAATAACCGTAATATTTTAATATATGAATTTAGATGAATACAAGTTAGGAAACCCTATTGATAATGGGAATGGAGTAAGTATGGTAAGTGATTGTTGTGGAGTGGATATTTGTGAGGGAGATGTAAGTACCTGTTGTGGTGCTAGTTTTTGGGGGGAGACAGATATTTGTGGGGATTGCAAGGAACACGCTGATAGAGAGGAAATGTGTTGTGAAGGGTGTGGAGATATTTGTGATGAGATTGAGGATTATGAATATGAAGAACAACAAAGAGAAAACGCACAAGAGATGGATAGAGATGGAGAGAAAGATGAAAGTTAAACTCTTCATTGTATTGCTAATCCTTTCAGGATGTTCTTCAATTAAAAATATAGATGACACTGAGCATTTATGGATAGGAGATAATGGAATTGAATTTTACGATTAACTAAATTAAATTATATGGGAAAAATGAAAGAAGTGTTTGCTCAACACCAACAAGAGCAAGATGAGTTTGAAATGTATTATGGTGAAATGTATAAGATAGCACAATACCTAGGAACAGAGAGCCTATTTCACGAATTATATAAATCAAGCATAGAACTTAAAACTAGTAATAAACCAAAAAAACAAAAAAATGTCAGAAAAAGAAAAAACTAAAGAGGGAACACAAGAGGTAAAGCCATTACCAGAAACTAGAAAAGAAATTCTTAGAAGATTATTTCTTGCGAACAATTTAGTGGCAGAAGATGTTTTCAAACACGCCCACTATACAATCATAACTAGACAGGGTATAGACAAAATCCAGGCTGCACAATCCATTGAGATTCGGTATGAATTAGCACACTTATCAGAGGATCATTCTCATTGTTTAATTAAAGCCTTTGGCAAAATGGGAGATAAGATTATTGAAACTTATGGAGAGGCAACCCCAAAAAATAACAAAAACGCCTATACCGTTGCTATGGCTGAGAAGAGGGCTATGAGCAGAATCGTTTTAAAACTTTCCGGTTTCTATGAAAATGGATTCTTTGGAGAAGATGAGAGTGATGACTTCAAGAGATAAAGATTGGATAGATGAGGTGTTGGATGATGAGGAGATTACAGGGTGGCAAATAGGATTTATTGAAGGGTTGCTCCTCACATCATCTGCACAACATCTTTATAAAAACATTAACATAATTGAATTAACATATAATGAAGCGGAGGAAATCATCAAAGACTTGTACGAGAATAACTGCCCTCAAGATCCTAAAGACCAATATAAAATCATGTGTAAAAGAGGAGTCTTTAAATAAATTACAAAGGGTTAGGAGGGTATATAGTTTATTAAATAAATATAGGAAAATAATAATACCTATTAAGGATAGCATTAAATTAAACCACTATATACAATTTTTAAATACAATCCCAGATGAATTATTTAGCGATAAACCAATTTTTTATTATGAAAACAATAAATGGGATTCATTAGGACTTCTTGGGGAGAGAACGCATAGATCGACAATAAGGACAAAGTATTTACAATTATGCTTTAGGGTGGCTGGGCTTGAAATAACAAGGGTTTTAGATAATGAAGTTGATTTATTCAAGGAATATAAAACAGAGAAAAAAAGATTTTTAGCAGCATTATATTATGTTGGAGAAAAAGTTACAAATAAAGAACTCGCACAAATATTAACAAAAGCAATAAAATTAAGTGATGAAAGACTATTACATGAACAATCAGGAAGAGGCAATAACTCAAATCGTAGAAAAAGCCTCTGGAGTTTCTAGGGAACAAATTAGAGGGAGGTGTAGAGTAAAACGAATTGCCATTCCTAGAAGTATATTGGGGTATATGTTAAGAGCCGATTTAGGATGTACTTATAAAAGAGCAGGGGAACTTGTGGGTAGAGATCACGCATCTGTGATAAAATACAATAAGGATCATGATGATAATTTTAGGTATTATCAAGAC